CTTTGAGAAAAGAAGGAATGTTCTTAGGTAGCAGTAACAATGGACGAGAACCCGAGGGGGAAGACGGGTAATACTCCTAAGTAAGGAGTGAGCCTCTCGTTTATCTTGGTTACAGTTATATCTGTTAGACAGACCTGTTCACGCAACTTGTCCTGTTCAGCTTTCCCATGATGTCATCACGACATGAGGGAGCCTACTAGAAACCACATGATTTACCTGTTTATCCTACTTGGTCGGCTCAACCGCATAGAGGGATGGGTTCTGATCCCCGTTTGTCTGCACTATACAAGATTCCTATTCTGATGTAAAGTAATCGCTAACTTCCCTCCTGTGGACAAAAGATGAATGCAATAGACGCTTTACCTGACAAACTGAAAAAGCCTCGTGGTAGGCCCCCAAAGCCTGTAGCTGTTGCTATTCCCAAACCTATGACTATGGCTCGTTACGCCGATAGTCCTCCTGCCCTACTCCCCAAGACTGAACTTCAGCGAGTCAAAGAACTCAAAGAACTCCTGATAAACAGTGCTGGTTCTAATGTTGTCCACAAGGCAGTTGAGATTGCCATGAATGACGAACACCCCGCTCAGATGGCTGCCATCAAACTCTGTATGGACAGAATGCTTCCTGTCTCCCTGTTTGAAAAAGAAGGAAAGCAGAGATCAGCAGTTAACATAACTATTTCAGGTATTGGTGGCGTGTCCATTGGTGACAATACAGTTGATGCTGAAGACATAGAAAGCAAAGATGTCTGACCTTAACTTCAGTCTCCTCCCTTGGCAACAAGAAGTCTTTGCTGACAAAACCCGCTTTAAAGTCATTGCTGCTGGTCGCCGTTGCGGTAAGTCTCGCCTCTCAGCCATTACCCTCCTGATTGAAGGATTGCAATGTACTTCAGGCTCGGCGGTGCTTTATGTTGCACCTACCAATGGTCAGGCAAGGCAAATTATTTGGGACGTACTGATGGAGTTGGGTAGGGATGTTATCCAAGCCAGTCACATCAACAACATGGACATCACCCTGATAAACGGAGCAAAAATCTATGTTAGAGGTGCAGATCGCCCAGATACTTTGCGAGGAGTGTCGCTCACCTATGCTGTGCTTGACGAGGTTGCCGACATCAAACCAGAAGCATGGGAGCAGGTTATTCGTGCTTCGTTGTCAGACAAAAAGGGTCGGGCAATGTTCATCGGTACTCCCAAGGGTCGTAACTTTTTCTATGACGTATTTAAACTCGGAAACTCAGAAACCGACCCAGACTGGAAATCTTGGCACTTCACAACCAAAGATAACCCCCTGATCGACCCAACTGAGATCGAATCTGCCAAGAAAACCCTGTCTTCCTTTGCTTTCAAACAAGAATACCTCGCCTCTTTTGACAACGCTGGTTCTGACGTTTTTAAGGAAGAATGGCTGAAATACGGTGTTGAGCCTGAGTATGGCAGCTACTTCATTGCCTGTGACTTGGCGGGATTTGAGGAAGTTGCCAAACAAGCGGCTAACTCCAAGAAGCGGCTAGACCAGACTGCCATTGCTGTGGTCAAGGTGACAGACGAGGGCAAATGGTTTGTCAAAGAGATCGTTTATGGACGGTGGGACATTCGGGAGACTGCCGCCACCATTTTGCTCAAGATTCGGGAATACAGGCCACTTTCCATAGGAATTGAGAAGGGGGCGCTAAAAAACGCAGTTTTGCCGTATTTGAGTGACTTGATGCGGAAGAATAATGTATATTCGCACATAGTTGACTTGACCCACGGTAATCGTAAAAAAACCGACCGTATCATTTGGTCACTTCAAGGACGGTTTGAGCATGGGCGTATTGTGCTGAACTCCGAGGAGGATTGGGACGAATTTAAAGATCAACTCTTGATGTTCCCATCCCAAGGTGTGCATGATGACCTACCCGATGCCCTATCGTACATTGACCAACTGGCTGTCACCTCATACTTCCAAGATGACCAAGAAGATGAGTGGGAGCCTCTAGACATAATTTCGGGGATATAAATGGCTGATGGGTTGTTTGAATCTATGCTAAACAAAAGCAAGGAATTGCCTGCTGAATGGAAAAAACTCCTTCAGAAAGGAACAGCCGCTTATGAAATAGCTGTTTTACTGAACGCCACAAACAAGCTTCCATCTATCTCAATAGACCCAAAGACAAAATATAACGCATACTATTCAAAAGACGAAAATTCTGTTTTTTTGAATCCTTCACTTGATAAAGATAGCCAAAAAAATGCTTTGGCACATGAACTAACTCATGCAGTTCGCTATTCAATGCAAAATGATGCTAGAGCAATAATGAGTGAAGTAGCCAAAAAAGGCGCTTCATCCGTAAGCAACATTGACAATCAATTTGTTGATGCTTGGTCTAAATTAGACCCAGATTTTTCTAAGCTTCCTAAAAAAGAATATCCTGATTCTGAGTACAACAAATATAGATATTCTTTTACTGAAGCTCCCGCCTTTGCTGTTGGCAGAATGGAAGACCCAAGACAATTTTCTTCAAAAGGAGAATATTACTCTACAAGTCCTAGCGGGAGTCATTTTGATGCAACAATGGCAACTGAGCAAGCTATTTTGCGTGATCTATATTCTAGAAGAATTATGGAAAAGCTTCAGCCAAAGCAACAACAAGAGCCAACATCGCCTTTGTATACAGACCCTCTTGGAAATACAATCGGCTCATCTATAAGGTAATAACATGGCAACAGACAAACAAGTGAAGTTAGAACAGAACCAGTTTTATCAGCCAACAGAGGCTGACAAAGAAATCACTGCCTTTGTTGTTGACCACTGCCAACGGTGGCGTGATTACCGTGACGTTAACTTCCTCCCTGACTGGCTAGAATACGAACGCATCTTCCGTGATCAGAGCGTAGCCGTATCGTCACCCCTGCCACACAACAAGCCGTAGAAACCCGCCATGCTGAAATCATGGAAGCCATCTTCGGTCAGGGCGAATTCTTTGACATCCAAGATGACATCAAGGATATTGACGGTAATCCATTAGACGTTGAAGCTATCAAGGCTCAACTCATGGAAGACTTCAAGAAAGACAAAATCAGAAAATCTATCGACCAGATCGAGTTGATGGCTGAAATCTATGGAACAGGTATTGGCGAAATCATCGTCAAGACTGAGAAGGAATACATCCCTACAACTCGTGCCATCCCTAACCAAACAGGTCAGGCAGCTATTGGTGTGACTGAAACTAACCGTATTGCGGTCAAGATTGTCCCTGTTAACCCCAAGAACTTCTTGTTTGACCCCAATGGGACAAGTATTGATGACTGTATGGGCGTGGCAATCGAGAAATACGTGTCAATTCATAAGGTTGTTGAAGGTATTGAACGTGGAATCTACCGAAAAGTAGACATCACCCCTACCTATGAAGACACTGACCTTGAGCCAACCCAAGAGGTTAGCCAATATCAGGACGAAAAGGTGCTTTTGCTGACCTATTACGGTCTTGTTCCTCGTGAATACCTGAACAACTTAGAAGAAAACAAAGAAATTGTCGAGTTGTTCCCTGAAAACTCAGCCGCTGAAGACTACACCGACATGGTTGAGGCCATTGTGGTCATTGCCAACGATGGTTTGTTGCTCAAAGCTGAAGAAAACCCCTACATGATGAAAGATCGTCCAGTCTTGAGCTATCAAGATGACACGATTCCTAACCGTTTATTGGGTCGTGGTACGGTTGAGAAGGCTTTCAATATGCAAAAAGCTATTGATGCCCAGACTCGTAGCCATTTGGACTCTTTGGCACTGACTACTAGCCCCATGATTGCTATGGATGCAACTCGTTTGCCTCGTGGTGCTAAGTTTGAGGTCAAGCCCGGAAAAGCTATCCTTGTAAACGGTTCTCCCACAGAGATTTTGATGCCATTTAAGTTTGGTGAGACAGACCCTAACAACTTGGCAACCGCCAAAGAGTTTGAGCGTATGTTGTTGCAAGCCACTGGCACTCTTGATTCACAGGGAATGGTTAGTAATTCTGCTCGTGATGGTGATGGTATGTCTATGGCTGTTGCCACCATCATCAAGAAGTACAAGCGCACACTGGTTAACTTCCAAGAAGACTTCCTGATTCCATTCATCAAGAAGGCTGCTTTCCGCTATATGCAGTTTGACCCAGAGCGTTACCCCTCTGTGGACATGAACTTTATCCCGACTGCCACTTTGGGCATCATTGCTCGTGAGTACGAACAAAAGCTGTTTATTGGTTTGTTGCAGACTCTTGGCCCTGATACTCCTGTCCTGCCTATCATCTTGAAGGGCATCTTGTCTAACTCTAGCCTGACCAACCGTTATGAGTTGGTTGCGGCTTTGGATGAGATGAGTGCGCCTAACCCACAAGCACAGCAAATGCAACAAATGCAAGCTGAATTGGCGATGCAAGCGGCTCAGGCTCAGATTGCTGTCAACACGACTCAGGCTGAAGAAAACAAAGCAAATGCTGTGAAACTGTCGATGGAAGCACAGTTGATGCCTCAAGAGATTCAGGCTAAAGTGCTTGGCGCAACCACTAAGAACTTGCCCAATGAGGATGAAGCGGCTTCCCGTGAGTTTGACAAGCGGGTTAAGATTGCTGAACTGATGTTGAAAGAAGCCGACATCAAGAACAAGTCTAAGATTGTTGAATTGCAGATGTCAGAGAAGAATAACAAGATGGCTGGCATGGAAGAAGACTTCCTCAACCAACTGACGCAACAATTGAATGCTTCCCAGACAGGAATTGTGCGATGAATGTCGAAAATCTTGCCAAGGAGTTAATCCTTAAAAACATGACTCCAGAGCAGCAAATGGCTGTTTTGGATTCTGTTCGGCAGTCTGTTGCTCAAGCAAAAGAAGTGCAAAAGCGCAAGATTGGTGAGAATGTTGACCTAGTTGTTCAGGCTCTAAAGAAGATTGAATCTGACATTCGTTCCCGCTTTGACGATGTGGGTAACTCCATTGAAAAGCGTGTTGCCTCCATCAAAGATGGTCGTGATGGTGCTGATGGCAAGGATGGTCGAGATGGAAAAGATGGAAGATCAGGCAAAGATGGCGCTAAAGGTGATCGAGGTGACGCTGGTCGAGATGGGCGTGATGGAGTGGATGGTGCTGACGGTGTGTCTGTTACCTCTGCTCGCATTGATTTTGACGGTAGCCTTGTTATTACACTGTCTTCTGGTCGTGAACTCAATGTTGGTGAAGTTGTTGCTCCTGATCTTGCAGAACGCATCAAAGTCATTACTAACGGTGGCGGTACTTCTCAGTCTGTACTTGATACTCTAGCCTCACTCCAAACCCAGATTAACAACCTGATTCCTAGCCAATCAGGGAATTCTGGCAAGTTCTTAACTACCAATGGTTCTACCCTTTCATGGGGTAATGTTGCTGGTGCATTGAATTACCAAGGAACATGGAATGCGTCTACAAACACTCCTACTCTTGCTTCTAGTGTTGGAACAAGCGGCTATTATTATGTTGTTGACACTGCTGGTTCTACAAACCTAAACGGCATTACTGACTGGAAAGCAGGGGACTGGTTGATTTTCAACGGTTCTGTTTGGCAGAAGATTGACCAAAGTTGGGCTATTGCTGGTGTAAACGACAACATCACCTCCATGACTGGCATCACAGGTGGTATCTCATCACCTGACTTTATCCAGTTTGATACTGGTGCAACTGTTACGAATGCAACTGGCAAGTTGTATTACAACGCTGAAGATCAATTCCAAACATTGTCATTCCAGATGAATGGCAATCAGGTTCAGCACATTGGTGAAGAACTGTATTACAGAGTTAAGTTGTCTTCTGCGGCTACCAAAGGCCAAGTGTTGATGTTCACTGGTACTCTTGGCGCTAGTGGTGGTTTGACCGCCGCACCAGCTACAGGGTTGCAACCAGAACAAGCACACTATATTTTAGGTGTTGCTGGTGAAACTGGTTCTACAAATGATTGGATATTTGTCACGACCTTTGGTGAAGTCAAGTCAATCAATACGACTGGTGGGGCAGAGAGTTGGGCGCAAGGTGATGTTCTTTACTACAACCCATCTGTCACAGGTGGTTTGACCAAGACCAAGCCATCTGTGCCTAATGCTATTTGCATTGTGGCGGCTGTTGTTCATGTTGGCTCGTCAAATGGTGTGTTGTTTGTTCGCCCTTCATTTGGTTCTGTATTGGGTGGAACAGATGGAAATGTGAACTTCACATCATTAGCATCTGGCAACACCTTGATTTACGATGCTGTGGCTGGTGTTTGGGAAAATGCTTTCCTAACTGATGGCACAGGTATCAGCATTACTGAGGGTGCGGGGACTATCACTATTACCAACTCTGCACCTGACCAAACAGTTGCATTGACTGGTGCGGGTACAACGTCTATCAGTGGTACATATCCCAACTTCACAATCACCTCAAATGATGCTTTCACAGGGACTGTGACTTCTGTCACTGGAACTTCTCCTGTTGCGTCATCTGGTGGTACTACTCCAGCAATTAGCTTGGCTTCTGGTTATGGAGACACTCAGAACCCTTATGCTTCTAAGACTGCAAACTATGTCTTAGCATCGCCTAATGGTTCTTCTGGAGTGCCTACATTCAGGGCGATTGTTGCGGCTGACATTCCTACGTTGAACCAGAACACCACAGGGACTGCCGCATCAACACCCAAGTTGCTGACCACAAACTTTACAATTGAAGAATCTGGCGGTAAATTGCTGTTTAAGTATGGAGCAACGACAATTGCTTCTATGTCTTCAACTGGAGTCATCACCTCTGCGACAAACATTGTTGCAAATGGAACACCTTAAAGGAAATAAAACATGGCACAAATTACACTTAATTCAACAGGCGTAGCCAGTGACGGCGCTCTTGTTCTGCAGAGCAATGGAACTACCACTGCTGTAACTATTAGCACAGCACAAGTTGCAACACTTGCAAAAGATGCTGTAGTTCAAGGAGTAACCGTAGGCCGTGGCGCAGGTGCTATTTCCACCAACACTGCGGTGGGTGCTAGTGCTTTGGCGGCTAATACGACAGGATTTAATAACGCAGCATTTGGTCAAGGTGCGCTTTTAACAAACACTGGTGGTGCATTTAATACGGCAATTGGTCGTATAGCGTTAAATCTTTCAACTGGTGATTACAACACAGCCGTTGGCGGCAATTCTTTGCCATCAAATACAACAGGCTCAAACAATACGGGGGTGGGCGCACAAGCCCTTAACCTCAACACCACCGCCTCTAACAACACTGCTGTGGGGTATCAGGCGGGGTATAGCAATACGACTGGGTCAGAAAACACTTTTGTTGGGCAAGGCGCAGGTTATGCCAATACCACAGGCGTTAATAATGCTTGCTTTGGTCGTGACTCAGGTTCAGGTTTAACAACAGGTTTAAGTAACACATTTATTGGAAGAAGTGCTGGCGAAACAGTAACAACTGGCACTAAAAACACCATCTTGGGTCGCTACACAGGCAACCAAGGCAGTTTAGACATTCGCACATCAAGCAACTACATCGTGCTGTCTGATGGGGATGGGAATCCAAGGATGTACTTTACAAATCAAGGCTACCCATACTGTCTTGGCGCTTACACAAACAACGGCCCAGCTTCGGCAAACTTGTTTGTTGACTCAACGGGTCAAATTTATCGTGCAACTTCTTCGTTGCGGTACAAGCGTGATGTTGAAAACGCAACGCATGGGCTGACTGATGTAATGGCTTTGCGCCCTGTCACATACAAGAGCAAGCGTGAAGATTGTGGCGATACAGTTTATGGTGGATTCATCGCCGAGGAAGTACACGCACTTGGTTTAACTGAGTTTGTTGATTACAACGAGCAAGGCGAGCCAGATGCTATTCATTACGGAAGCATGGTTTCTTTGCTGACGAAGGCCATTCAAGAACTTAAAGCAGAGTTTGACGCATACAAAGCAACCCACCCATAAGGACTGACATGATTGAACTCACCGAACAACAACAAATCGCACAGCACTACTCTGCCGCAATGGATTCGGTCAACCTGATTAACGCAGGGAAGCCAGAAAAGATGACTGATGAAGATTGGGCTGACTGCTTGTCTCGTAACAAAGAGCATCTGCGTATCATGATTGCCAAGGATTTCTGGACAACAGAAGACTTGACTCCATTGGAAACGGCATCTGAATGACCCCAGAACTCCAACGCTACTATGAGTCCCGCTTTGACATGATGAGCATGGAA